GTTCTCCTTGACTCCCAGCAGCTTGGCCGCCTCGCGGATGGTCACGGACTTCTCGCCGGCCGCGATCAGGTCCAATGCCTCGGCCTTGGGCTGCGCAACCGCCAAGGCCTGAGCCTGCGCTTTGTTCTCCAGCGCCAGCTGTTCGTTGCGCTCCACAGTTTCGGCAGCAAGGCGTAGCGCATCTGCGTAGCTCTTGGGGATCGCTGGCTGCGCCTGGTTTGCTTCCAGCGCCGTCATGCGATCGAAGACCTTGGCCTGCAGCTCGTAGCTGTAGCTCATGGCCATCAGGCAGGCCTCGCGCTTCGGAAAGTTGTAGATTGCGCGCGTCCGAGCCGCGTTGTTCACCGTATAGGAAGCGGTTCCAAGGAACTTTGGAGCCGCTTCTCCGAGCACCTTCGGAACCTTGTCCATGAAGCTATCGTGCCGCAGCTCCGCTTCACCGTCTCCGCGCTGGCTGTTGATGAAGTCCACCAGCTCCAGGCTGGTCATGGTGATCGGCTTGCCGTCGTTGAGGGACATGAGATGGCTCATGCGTCTGCTCCTTGTTGTTGCATATCCTGTCGCTTGAGGTTTTCGAGCAGCAAGATCACTTCCGCCGTGAGGCTGCGACGAGATGCGGCAGCCCGTGCTTTGAGCCAATCTTTCAGCTCAACGGGCAACCGCACATTGGTCTGCTCATCGATTCGCGCCATTAGAAATCCTTTCATTGCGTGTTATCACGGTGCTAAGACTAGCACAGTGTTAGCACACGTGCAAGCACTGTGATGAGACAATCACCGCATGGCCCGCACCGACCCTCAGCTCAACTTCCGGATCCCCACGGAGCTTCGCGACAAGCTCACAGAAGCCGCGAAGGCAAACAATCGCTCCATGACGGGGGAGCTGATCGCACGACTTGAAGACTCCTTCAAGAACACCATTCAGGCCACCATGCCTCCCGCTCAAGGACATCTCGTGTCGCGCAGCAGCTTGCCGACCATCCATCTCTCGAAGGATGGCAAGTCGCAAGAAATCTCACTACATGACCTTGCAAGGGCAATCGCTTCAGAAATGCAAAAAAACCCGGACTGAGCCCCTGGCAGTGCAGTTGCCCTCCTGGCATACGATGGGAGCTTCCATATCACCATCTGCCAGACGAGGAGCCAATGATCCTGGACCGCGAATTTCAACTACAGATCCTTCGCAGGTATGCAGAGGTCTATCCCAGCCGAACCTTCGAGAAGTGGAGAGCCTTGGACGAGGATGAGCGCAAGGTGTCTGCCAACCTTTTTTACCTGCAGGACCACGGCCTGGTGGAAATCGTTGGTCAGCTATCCCAAGAAGGGAGTCTCATTTACCAAGGGGGTCACATCACAGCAAAGGGCATGGACTTCCTGGCGGATGACGGCGGCCTATCTGCAATCCTGGGCGTCGTGACCATCAAACTGCATGACGACACCATCAAGGCGCTGATCGAGGGGAGGATCCTCCAGTCAGACCTTCCTGAGCCCGAAAAGAAGCGATTCCTTGCTCAGCTTCGAGAGCTGCCTGCCGAGACCACAAAACACCTCGTACTGAAGCTTGTGGACCTTGGGCTTGACAAGGCTCCGACAGCCATCGAGACGATTGGAACGTTTCTGAAGAACCTGTGACCTTCCCGAATTCCAGATAGCCGGCGGTGCCGCCGAGAGCGATGCAAAACGCATCCACTCCCAGCGGCTCGGCAAACTCCAACACCAAGCCATTTCGGGGGTGGCATACCAGCGCACGGGGGCGCAATTCAAGCGGTTCTGTCGCCATTTGTCACTCCTCTCGCATTGCGGCCAAGGCCTCGGATTCCATCACGCGGATGTCGCTGAACAGCGCGTCGTAGTCCTCTTCGCTCAGGCCCATGCGATCCAGTTCATGCTGCAGCGGGATGTAGTCAAGGGATGCCGGGCCGCTCATGGTGTAGCGCCACTGGCTGCCTACCTTGCACCACAGCTTGTAGGCAGGGAAGTTCTCGGGCCATATCTCCACTGGCTGCTGCTCTGCCTCCCAATCCCGGTATGTCATGCCCCAGAAGCCGAGCTGCTCGGCTGTCGGGGGCTTGCGGTAGATGGCAGCAGCTATGGCCCTCAGTTTCCCAGGCGGCCCGTGGTGCAGAGCTGGCGGTAGCCGTCCCACAGCGCAGCGGGCGCGGCCGGGGCCTGGTCGAACAGCTCGATCAGCGTGTCCTTGCTCAGGGCGGGGAACTCCTCGTTCCAGGCGGCCAGGTACTTGAGCACGTTGTCTGCGTTCACGGCATCGCCGCGCTCGAACATGCCGGCGAAGCTGAACTTGGCTTCCTCGCCCTCCTTCTTGGCCGTGTCCTGCTGGGCCGTGGCCAGCGCCAGCGTGGCGCCCGCGATTTCGTCCCACAGGACGCCGAATTCCTTGCGGGTGCGGTACTTGAACTTGCACTCCAGCTTCGCGCTGGTGCCATCCGGCAGAGGGAATTCGATAGTGCCGGCGATGGTCTCGGGACGCTTGCCCAGGATGAAGGGAGCGGCCTTGTCGGCCTTCTTTGCAGGTGCGTTCATGGTGATGATCTTTCAGCAGATGGATGAGAAATGCCCGCGCCCGACTGCCCGCCTCTGCTGAGAGACGAAACAGCCGGGCCGGTGCAACTGGCGCCGATCAGATGGCGTAGCGGGTTGTGCGGCCCTGCGGGGCCATGGCGGCGGTCACGGTGTCCACCTGGCCCTTGGTGAGCGAAGGAACCTCGTTCAGGGCGATGTAGCCGTAGAAGTAGTTCACGTTGCCGTTGGGCTTGAGCACCTTCAGCGCGACCAGCAGGCGGTCCTCGGAGGCCTTCTTGGTCGCCTTGTAGCCCGGCAGACTGGGGTCATCGCCGATGGGAATGGTGATGCTGGTGGCACTGAAGCCCGTGGGAATCTGGAAGGTGTTCATGCTGGCCAGGGGCGCCACTTCGGCGAACTGAGCCTCGCCGCCCGAGGTGGACGGGTTCAGCACCTGCTGGATTTCCTGCCACTTCTTGATGGGCAGGGCAGACGCCGGCACGCCGCCGCCTGTGGTGAAGCGCGCAGTGTTGGAGGTGTCCAGACCTTCGATCTCGAAGGTGCCTGCGGCAGTATTGGCAACGCGGTACGCGCGGTTGTTCGCGTCGTCCCAGCCTGCGGTCAGGATGAACTCCTTGCCGTTTGCCATGCCGTGGCCCGCTGCCGTGGCAACCGCTGCTGTCGCGTTGCTGATGGCGGTGATCGGGATCACTGCGTCGTATTCGGTGGAAATGAACAGCTTGGAGCCGTCCGGAACGCTATATGCCATGGTGGGCCTTTCGGATATGAAAAAACCCGCCGAAGCGGGTGTGAGGTTGCGCCCGAGCGGGCAAAAAACCGCCAGGCGGCTGAACTGGTCAGGGGCCTATCGGGCGCCCCAGATGGTGTAGGTCTGCAGGTAGCCCGGCGTCTCGTCGCCGTCGCCGTAGGCCCCGATGGGCTCGGAGACTGGGCGAGCGATCAGATGAGGCATCGCGGCACGCAGGGCGGCCTCGATGGTCTGCATCAGCGAAAAGGCCTTGAGCGGCGTGCTGTCCCAGGTGTTGATCTGGATCTGCACGTTGCGCTTGTCGGCCACGGTGTTATCCAGCCACTCCAGCGGATCGCCGCCGATGTGCTGCCATGTCACGTAGGGCTGCTGGGTGCCGAATGGAGCCGTGCCGACATGCACGCGCGGGCACGCTGCCAGCAGCACGGCCATGAGGTCAGATTCAAGCGCCACCGTAGGCCCCCTGTTCAAACAGCCGGCGCCACAACTCAGCCTGCGCAGCCTTCTGCGCCTCCGGCAGCGAGCTGGCCGCGCTGCGCACGAAGGCCTTGCCAGGAACCTGCTTCGGGCTCGGAAGAGTCACGTAGTAGGCGTCCTTTTGGGCCTGGCTCGCGCGGCGTGGAGGAGGCGGCTGGCCGTCCATGCCGGGCCGCACCATGGGCCGCACCTGACCGTCGTTGGTCTGGTAGTAGCGGTAGCGCTGCAGGTAGCCGAACTCCACCAGATGCCCGTGCGGCGCCTTCTTGTGGTTCCAGCTGATGTGGTACTCCGCCCTCTTCCCGTCCTCCGACTTCTCGTCGCTGAAGTACTGGTAGATGGAGCGGTCAAGGTTGCCAGTCACTCGGCCCAGGCCCTGGACGTTGAGCTTGACGCGCTCGTAGATCACCTGCGCGCCGGCCTGGGCCATGGGCCGGATGGCAGCCTCCACGCCAGACTCCAAGTCGTTGAGCATGTCGTCAACAGCGCTCAGGTCGAGCTCCATGCCGAACGAGTTGCCGCCAGTCAACACCTTGCGGCGGCCATCCCGCCCCGGATTGGATAGGGTGCGCCTTGCCATTCAATCCTCCTTCAGGACTTGCCCTGGATGAGCTTGCACACGAGATCCATGTATTCCCGGCTCGGGCCGGGGAGCAATGCCTCGATGCTGTAGATCTGTCCGTCGAACAGCACACGCATGCCGGCATCCAGGCCGGCGCGACGCCGGATGCGGATGCTCGCGCGGACGATGGACACCTCAGCGTCTGCCTTGATCGTGCCCAGGCCAGACTTGTGCAGCACGCTGGCTGCGATGCGGCCCGGGGAGATGTTCTCCCAGCCTTCGGGCAGCGGAGTGCCCCATTCATCCGCGCCGCCTGTCTTGCGCTGGATGTGGATGCGATCCTTGAGGGTGCCGGCCTGCATGTCACACCCCCAGGCCAACCCGATGCGGGTACAGCAGCGAATGCGCGCCCATCGGCAGCTTGTTGGCAGCCGTGGAAACAACATCCTCGCGGTTTGCGTACAGGTGCCCCAGGATGAGCAGGATGGCGGCCCGCACGGCGGGGTTGATCACCATGGGCATCGCCTCCTCTGGCTCATCTGCAGCGTCAAGGTCGGCCTGGGTGGCGTAGACGTTCCGGTTCAGGAAGTCGCTGGCCGCAGTCTCGGCGGCGCCGATGTAGAGCTCAATCAGGGCATCCTCATCATCGACATCGACGCGCAGGTGCAGCTTTGCCGTCGGCAGGTCGATGAGGCTCACTTTTTTCCTCGCGCCGGCTTCGGGGCGGCTGCAGGCGCCTGGTCAGCAGCGCCAGCGTCTACCGCCTTGGTCTGCTCGACCTCGGCAGGCTGCTGCACGTCGGCGGGCTGCTCCTGGGTCACCGACTCGGACACTTGGTCAGCAGCGCCAGCGTCGATCAGCTGCTGGCCTCGGCTGCTGTCCATGCACGCGACCATCCCGGCGCGCGGGTCCGGCTTTTTGAACTTGATGAGCATGGCTCTCTCCTGGTGGAGATGGGCAGGCCCGCCGAAGCGGGCCCAGCCATCAGGTGATGTTGCCGAAGTCGCCGTAGATGAAGGCTTCGGGGCGATACACGGCCAGGGCCAGCCGCTCCTCGGCCAGGACGGTGACCAGGTTCTTCACGAAGTCGTCTTCGTTCTCGGTGGCCACCTCGACACGCGCCTGCCAGCGGTCGAACAGCTGCGCACCCAGCTTGAAGGCACCGGCCAGGAACTTGTCCACGGTGATGGCCTGGGTCGTGACCACCGGGCGGTTCCACAGCGAGGCGCCGATGATGCCCTGCGGGTTGCCGATGATGTAGCGGCCTGTGGTGTCCTTCAGCAGCTCGATGCGCGCCCAGTCGATGGGGTTCATCACCACACCCGTGGACGGGAACTCGGCCAGCTCAGCCTGCAGGAACGCCAGGCGGATGTTGTCGATGTTCGTCTCGGTGCCGGCCGGGTCGAACGGGGCCACGAAGGCTGTAGCCTGCGGAATGATGCCCAGCAGGTTCTGGCCGGTGCCGTCGCCGTTGAGCAGTTGCTGCTCTTCCTTGAAGGCCAGGCCGTAGCGCAGGCGACCGTCGATCAGGCTCGCCAGCTGCGAGGCATCG